CAAGGTGGGTTCGAGGAACTTGACGGAGACGAGAACCCCTTTGCATGATGCCCCTCCACCCCAGTAACAGAGCATCGGGAGGGCGGTCACGGAATCGCCCTCCCCAAGGAGGGGTGAGATGAACGAAATTGAACTGGATAGAGTGGTCGACTATAAAGCCGAATACTCTTCAGCCGTTGAACGGCACAAAATAACAGGCAATCGTCTCACTGGTCTCTGCCCATTCCACAAGGACAAAAACGCCAGTTTCTCGGTCAACCTTGAGAACGGTATGTATAAGTGCTTCGCTTGCGGAGCAGAGGGAAACTTCCTCACCTTCTACGCCAACCTTCACGGTATAGACACGAAGGAGGCATACAAGGCTATCTTGGAACGCTACCACATCGAACCGCAGGTGCAGACCTACACGGTCGAGGAGTACGCCGCAAAAAAGCGGCTCCCTGCCGACTGGCTCGTTGAGAAGTTCAAACTCTCCTCGGAGACAGACAGCAAGACGGGTCAACCTTGGATTCGCATTCCGTACTTCAACGCAGGCGGAGACAAGGTTCTATTCCGAAAACGCTTCAAAGAAGGTTCGCCAGTCCGCTTCAAATGGTCTTACGGCTCGGCCGGCAAGTTGCTCCTTTACGGAGAATGGCAGTTAAAGTACTTCAGAGAGGTCGAGAAGCACGCAGTCCTCGTTGAGGGCGAGAGCGACACCCAGACCCTTTGGTATCTCGGCATTCCGGCACTCGGCGTCCCCGGCGCTTCAACCTTTAGGCCCGAATGGTGCGAGAAGCTGAAAGGCATCGAGCGATTATACCTACATATCGAGCCGGACAGAGGCGGCGAGACCTTCCTTCAGCAAATGTGCCAGAAACTTCTGGACGGAGGCTATGAGGGCGAGGTCTACAGGTGGAGTTGCAAGGACTACGAGGTCAAAGACCCGTCCGACCTCTTCATCCGATACGGAAAAGAGGACGCAGCGGCCAAGGTTACGACCGCACTCGACAACGCCGAGGCAATCGACCTTCAGCGTATCAACGAGCATATACCCACCGCCATTGAGGACGCTCCCATTCGACTGCGACAGCCGGAGGGATGGATATTCTCCGAGAAAGGCATCTCCTGCATAGACGAGAAAACCTCGATGCCGTATGTGGTCTGCAGAACCCCGATACTCATTACTCGGAGACTCCGCAGCATGGAGACTGGGGACGAGAAGGTGGAGATTGCATTCAAGCGAGACGGCGAGTGGCATACGGTCATACACCCACGCTCGGTCATATTCCAAGCCAGAAGCATCACCTGCCTCGCAGACCAAGGATGCACCATCACCTCGGAGAACGCCAGACTGGTGGTTCGCTACCTTGAGAAACTCGAAGCGGAGAACATCGACATCATTGAGCGTTCCGACAGTGCATCCACCTTCGGGTGGCAATCAAGCACCAAGTTCCTCCCTGGCCTCGCCGACAATATCATCCTCGATATCGAGCCTTCGCTCCGAGGTTGGGCATCGGCATACTGCCAAAGCGGAACATTCGAGGCTTGGAAGGCAATGGTCGCACCGCATCGTGAACGAGACCGCTTCCGCTTCATCCTCGCCGCCGCCTTCACCGCACCGATACTTCGCATCGTCCGACAGCGCATCTTCTTTGTATATAACTGGGGCGGCTCGAAGGGCGGTAAATCGGCAGCGTTGAAAGCGGCCCTCTCCGCTTGGGGCGACCCGGAACGGTTGATGGTCAACTTCAACGCCACGGCGGTTGCTTTGGAGCGAATGGCAGGCTTCTACTGCGACCTTCCCCTCGGCATTGACGAGCGACAGCTTGCAGGCAATAACCAAGGGGCCATCGAGAAGATAGTCTATATGTTGGCAAGCGGTACAGGCAAGGTCAGGGGTTCAAAAAGCGGTGGCCTGCAGGCGCTTCAGACTTGGAGAACGGTCATCCTCGCCACGGGCGAAGAGCCAATCACCACGGAGACCTCGCAAACAGGTGTCAGCACTCGTGTGCTTGAGATATACGGCCCTCCGTTCGATGACGAACGGCAAGCAGGAATGATGCACCAAGGGGCATCGGAGAACTGCGGATGGGCAGGCATTGAGTTCGTGAAGCGTGTCATCAGCCTTGGAGACGAGGCTATCAGAGAACGCTTTGGAGCGATGCTTGAGTATGTTTACGGACAGAACAACGGTAAGAACGGCAGCCACGCCGCAGGTATTGCGGCCGTTGCCACAGCAGATGCACTCGTAGACGAGTGGCTTTTCGGAAGTACGAGGGACGAGGCAGAACGCCGAGCCAAGTTGATGGCGGCATACATCGTCCAAGAGAACGCCGAGAACACCGTCCGAGATGTCAACGAAACGGCACTCCAGTACATATCGGACTGGGTGTCATCAAATGCAAAAGGGTTCACCGGGGACGGCTACGGTCAGCGCCTTGGCGAAATCGATGGGCAGGCAGCTTATGTGTTCCCCTCGATACTCAACAAGGTCATCGCCGATGGCGGCTTCTCGGTTCGCAAGACCCTCAAATACCTCGCAGAACAGGGTGTCATCGAAGCCTACAAAGACAACGGCACAGTACGGTATAGCCAGAAACGCCGCTTCGAAGGCAAGAGCGTCCGATTTGTCAAAATCGACCTCGGTCGAATTACCCTTGAACTTGAAGAGCGTTCCCACTCCGGCACGGATTCCGTTCCCACTCAACTGTCCTATGACGGCTTCGTAGAGGTCACGGACGATGAGGAATTGCCGTTTTAGTTCCCACTTACCCCTCAAAACGGGGCGAGTGGGAACATAGTGGGAACAAAGTGGGAACGCCCGAAACCTGCTCAAAACTACGCAAAAACCTCGGTTTTATAAAGATTTATCTATATATAAGTAAGATTTATCTATATATATCCTCATGTGTTCCCACTGTTCCCACAAAAAGTGGAAAGCATAAAGGTTGATGTGTACGAAGAGCGTCAAAAATCGCTACTCGCAAATATTTTTTACAGTATATCTCAAAACGAGTGGGAAAGTGGGAACACCGGGAACGGGGTCACTTTTCTGCCAGAAAGGACAAGGTTATGAACGAGAAATTTACCGAGTTGTTGAAACTCATCAAAGAGAACCCAGACCTGCCTGTCCTCCCAATGGTGGACGGAGAGATTTGTGCCGGGGACGATTACGGATACTGGTGTGGCAGTTGGGGCAACGCCAAAGTGGACGAGTTCCTTATTGCCAAGCACGATGACTGCATCCGCTTCAAGAGCGATGACGATGTATTCGATGTCTTGGAACGCTGCCTTACCGATGAGGAGTTTGAAAGACTCCCCGAATCCGAAGCGGAATGCAGACCGTATTTCGATGCCCTGCCGTGGAAGAAGGCAATCATCGTCTATATCGGAATGCCAGACGAGGGTATGTTCAATGGATAAGGAATATGACACCCTTGTATGCGTTGCGGTTAAGAACGACCCTTATGGGTTCGTGGATATTTTGAACCAAGAAGCCGAGAAATCCTCGGATACTGGCCTGCAGAGCCTACTTCGTGAGGCGGCCTGCGTAATCGCCAACCTTCTGGGAAAGCAAGGAGGCAAAATCGAATGATAAAACTACTCATCGGCGGTTCGCCCTGCACCAAGTGGAGCATCGCCCAGAGAAAAGACCGAGAGGTCACAGCATCTGGCGAAGGTTGGGAGTTGTTCCTCAACTTCGCTATTGCCAAGGAGAAGTTCAAGCCGGACTTCTTCCTATACGAGAACAACAAGTCGGCAGCACAGGCCATCAAAGACCAAATCAGCATGGTTCTCGGAGTTCCCATCATGCACATCAACTCCGCACTTGTATCGGCCCAGAACCGCCAGAGGTTTTACGCCTTCAACTGGACGGTGCCGCAGCCGGAGGACAGAGGTGTCCTGCTGAAGGATATCCTCGAAACGGGGCAGGCAGACAAAGACAAAGCATACTGCCTCAAGCACCAAGCCGGGAATGTTCGAGACTACTTCAAAAAGCACCACACGCAGGTTGCCTTCGAGCCTGTCGGCGTAGGGTATCGGAACAGACGTGACGAGGATGGCAAACTCTCCCGAAGGTTTGAGACCGATGGGGACGAGAAAGCCAACGCCCTCACTACCGTGGTGACCGACAGCATGGTTGCCGAGCCTATCAGAGTCGGCGGCCTGCCAAGACCGAACGGAGAACCAAGCACCTCGCAGGCGATGCGAGTCTACTCGCAAGACGGCAAGAGCGTCACCCTTTCTGCCAACGGCGGAGGTATGGGTGGCAAGACTGGACTCTACGCCATACCGACCGAGCCTGTGCGTGTCGGCGAAATCAACGCAGGCGGCCAGGGAGACCGCATCTACGATGCCAACGGCAAATCCTGTGCCATCACCGCCAATAGCGGTGGCAGCGGAGGAAGTGGGCAGGGCCTATACGCCACCCCTGCAGGCGAGAACTCCCCTTACTCGGACAAGAATATCTACGAGGTAAGGGACGGACTCATCACTATCAAGGGCAAGCAGTATCCTATCCGACTGCCGGACGGCTTCTACATAATCCGAAAACTCACCGTCACCGAGTGCTGTAGGCTTCAGACCCTGCCGGACGATTACTGCAGAGCAGTATCCGACAGCCGAGCCTATAAGGGACTTGGGGGGGGCTGGACGGCAGAGGTCATCATCCATATTCTCCAAGGCGCTCTCAAAGATGTGCCGAGGGACGAGGAGATTGTTGTGCTTTCCATGTATGACGGCATCGGAACGGGGAGGTATTGCCTCGAACAGATGGGTTTCACGAATGTTCGATACTACGCTTATGAGATTGACCCATACGCCATCAAGGTATCGAGCAGCAACTACCCCGACATCATTCAACTCGGAGATGCGTTCGACCTTCGCAGAGAGGACTGGACGATACCGGGAGAGGAGGACATCATTATGGGCAAACCGACATCGGTCATAGAGTTCGCCGAAAAGCGTCTCGCAGACGAACTCCGCCAGAACGAACTGGGCCTCGATAATGCCCACGACATTCAGTATTGGAGAGCCTACCTTGACGGTGCAAAGGCACAGGCAAAGGAGGACGGACGAGAGGAGGCGTTGGAATGAGACCAGAGTACTTTGAGCCTTTCCCTACGACCACCGACCTCACCGCCCACCTTAAGAGCAAGCCGGAGACGGCACACATCACGGCGGCCGAGTTTATCAAAGACCACCTGCCGAAGGAGAGCGTGTTCCAAGCCAAAATCCTCGCCACACTTGAGGACTGGCGAAAGAACCGCCTCATCGACCCAGACTCCATCATCTGGAAGAACAACGCAGGCGTTTACAACAGGAACGGACTGCCGGACATTATGATGGTCAGCAACGGTCTGTACTTCGCCTTCGAGGTAAAGCGTCCCTATGTCGGACGGCTCTCACCCCTGCAGAAAAAGGCAATCGCCAACATTAACGCAGCAGGCGGACACGCCGCTTCGGTGTGCTATGTATCAGAGGTCAAAGCCATCATCGCCGCAGCGGACTCGTGGTTTGGCAAGGAGGACGGTGCATGACACCAGATGAGATAAAGGAAAAGGCGGTCAAATTACTGCCTATGCCGGAGGGACTCAACTCGGCGGAGCAGATGTACTTCACGACCATGCGAAACCTCTCCTTTGACTGGCGCTCCAAGCGTATCAGTGCGGAGCAGGCAAAGCAAGAAGGGTTTATGGCTCGGAGAGAGTTTGAAAAGAACGCCTTTGACCTCAAACTATGGCAGCACACCACGACCATGTGGGGCAAAATCGAGATGATTGCCACTCGGTTCGCCAAAGAACACACAATGGAGGTCGCAGACCTATTTTTCAGAACGGTTTACGGTCTCGGAGAAAACTGGAGGGCGGTCAAGCCCAGAGAGGAGTCCAAAGATGGGACATCTGAATAAACTCGCAAAAGAAATCCACCGCAACGCAGTCGACCACGGTTGGTGGGACGATGAGCGCACCTTCGGCGATATCATCGCCCTTTGCCACTCGGAATTGTCGGAGGCTTTGGAGGAATACCGAGCCGGACGGCCGAAAGTGTGGTTTGCCTGTACAGAGGGCGAGACGCCCAGTATCTGTGAACCTGCAGACGAGTTCGACTGCCTTATGCACGGAAACGAGGAGTCCTGCAAATACAAGAGCGCAAAGCCGGAGGGCATTGCCATTGAGATGATTGACTGCGTAATCCGCATCCTCGACTGGTGCGCAAAGGAGGGCGTTGATGTCGACTACCTCCTTCAGATGAAGCACGAGTACAACAAGACCAGACCCTATAAGCACGGAGGTAAGCAGTTATGAATAGAGCCGAAATCCTCGACACGGCGAAACAGTGCGTTTGCACCGACCGCCAGAGCCAGTACGGAACGCCGGAGGACAGTTTCAACACCATCGGCCACCTTTGGGAGGATTACCTCGCAGCCAAAGGACAGCGAGTAGACCTCAAACCGCACGATGTAGCCGCTATGATGGCACTCCTCAAAATCGCCCGAATCGCCACGGGCCACGGCAAGGCTGACAACTGGGTCGACCTCGCCGGGTATGCTGCCTGCGGTGGCGAATTGGAAGGGTTGGGAAACCCCTTCAAGGAGTGAACCTATGGGATACAGGAAAGTTGGCCCCTTCGAGCAGTGTTGGTATGTCATACGCTACACCGTCCGCAGGTGGCTTGAGAAAATCAAACCAAGGAGGAAGAAACCATGAACACAGCCATTACCATTACGCTGATTATTTGCGTAACGCTGATTGTGCTATCCCTTATCAACAGGAGACACAAGGGGGAGTGATATTATGCCCCTTCAGCGTAAACCAGAACCAAAAGAACGCCCCGGCTACCGTTACGAGACCTGCACGGTCTGCGGCAAGCGGTGGAACATAGCCAAGGGGCAAAAGATACCGTGGTATGGGTATGTTTGCCCACACTGCACATATAGGAGGAAACAGCCATGAGCAAAACCACAATCACCTGCTCCAGATGTGGTCGCCACAGCGAAGAGGTCGAACGCAATCAGTCGAGTGCTGAAGACCTTGTCAGTGAAGGATGGGGCAGTTACGGCTCGGCGGTGTATTGCCCCACCTGCACCGAGTCTTGGGCAGAGCGAAACCCCGGCAGACCCTTGTCGAACGCCCTCGCCACCGTATTGACTATCACATCTCGGATGCTTGATGAGGCAGAACGAGATATCCGCTATTTGAAAGGAGGCACAGCCGAATGAATATCAATGTCATCACCATCGAAACCGAGCCTGCTGCAGGAATGAGGCTCGTGGATGCCAACAGCATCCTTGCCACCATCAAGAAACACGGCATCACGGACGGCGAGACCATCATTGCGATGCTTCAGAACGCCAAGGCGGTCAATCCGACCTGCGACCTCGAAAACGGGGACATCGTTTACAACACCAACAACCACACCTACGGCATCGTCCTCAATCGCCAGCCGGACAAGAACGCCGTATCTATCCTTGAGAAGGACAGCAGAGGCAAGTTCTTCGTGAATTGCCCTCCTCTGGCCGCCATCGTAAATACAGGCAAGCGTGTCTACCTTGCCAACATCATTAAAAAAGCATTGGAGGAATAAAAGATGAGACTTTTTTCTACCGAACAGGTTACCAAATACCACCCCGACAAACTGTGCGACCAAATCTCGGACGCCATCCTTGACGCCTGCCTCGCACAAGACCCCGACAGCCATGTTGCCTGCGAGTGTATGGCAAAGGGCGAAACCATTATCCTCGCAGGCGAAATTACCACGACCGCAAAGGTCAACTACGCAGGCGTTGCAAGCCGTGTTTGTGCGAAACTCGGTTACAAGGCATCGAATGTGCTGACCTACATCGAGCAGCAGTCCCCCGAAATCGCATCGGGCGTAGGAAACGGCGAAGAGCAAGGTGCAGGAGACCAAGGCATGATGTACGGCTACGCCACCTCCGAGACCAAGAGCAAACTCCCCTTCGGATTTGACCTCGCCAACCGCATCACCGCAAGGCTCGAAAAAGAGGCCGCCGAAAACAACCCCATTTTGAAGGGCGATGCCAAGGTGCAGGTTACCGTTGACCTTGATGCCGAGCCAAATATCGCAAGCGTCAAAAAAATCCTCGTTTCAGCCTGTCATAAAGAGGGCATCGATTTTGACCTCGTCAAATCCTACCTTGAGACCCTCGTTTGGAGCGTAGTCGATGAGGCGGCCGGCAGCGAAATTGGCCAGAAATGGCTTCGCAAAAACATCGAGATTATCACCAACCCTGCAGGGCCTTGGACGCTCGGAGGCCCCTCTGCAGACTGCGGTTTGACAGGCCGCAAAATCGTCTGCGACCAGTACGGCGGTTATTGCCCTGTCGGAGGCGGTGCATTCAGCGGAAAAGACCCCTCGAAAGTTGACCGTAGCGGCGCTTATATGGCGAGAAAAATCGCCTGCGACATGGTCGAAGAATACAAGCTGAAATGGTGCGAGGTTCAGATTGCCTACGCCATCGGACAGGCGGCACCTATGAGCGTATGCATCAAGTGCGACAAGGGTATCAATCTGGGCGGTGTCGTAGCCGCAAAATACGACCTCACTCCGGCAGGCATTATCAAGGCCCTCGATTTGAAGCGCCCCATTTATGAGAAGCTGTCGGGAGGTTGCCACTACAGGGAGGAGTAAATTATGACGGCCAAGCAATACTTAAAACAGGGATACCGTCTTAAAGAACTCATCCAAACCCATCGGGACGAACTGGCACAGCTACGCAGTATGCTTGGCTCGGTACAAGGCGTGTCCTACGACAAGGTTGGTGGAGGCGCTACCAAGTGGAACGGCGACACCGCCGAGTATAACCTCGTCATTAAGTGCGTAGACCTTGAGGCTCAAATACAGCAAGAGATAAACAGCATGGTCGCTTTGATGCAGGAGATACACAACACCATCGAAGGGGTACACAATAACGATGAGCGTCTTGTACTGCGCTGTAAATATATACTGTTCCTCTCTTGGGAGGAGACAGCACAGCGTATGAACTACTCGGACACGCAGGTGCGTAGGCTTCACGGCTCTGCCCTATTGAGTGTAGTAGTGCCGGACAAGTATGCCGACAAATAAAAGACGGACAGGGTTGGACGGTTTTGGACGGAATTGGACGAACATGAACACCCTATCCTGTGATATAATATAGACTGAAAAAGCACGACCGAGAGGGGCAACCTTCTGGGTCGTGCTTCTTTGTTGTCCGTGCTGAAACACGCACCAAGCACCGTCCTTTCTGCCGGGGGCAAGGTCTCTTCGTCCTTTCGGGCCTTGCCCCTCCCTTATTTGCACGAGAAATTTTGTGCAATAGGTACTGTGCAGAGGGGGTGGGGTTGCGGGGCGAGGAAGGCGCGGAATTTTTTCGCACAAAATCAAAAATTTTTCGGGCATTTCGTTACGCAAGGGAGAACCGAAGCACACGAAGTCCACCAAAATGAGGTGAGAAGATGAACAAAACAGCGGAATTGAGGACGATTCCTATCTCGGAATTACGCCCTGCAGAGTACAACCCTCGTGTGGAACTGCAACCCGGCGACAAGGATTACGAGGACATCAAGCGTTCCATTCAGCGGTTCGGCTTCGCAGACCCCCTTGTGGTCAACGCAGACATGACCATCATCGGCGGTCACCAACGACTGAATGTGGCCAAAGACCTCGGATACACGGAAGTGCCGTGCGCCGTGGTCGACCTTTCCAAGGCAGAAGAGCGAGCATTGAATGTGGCTCTGAATAAGATGGGCGGCCGCTTCGACAACACGAAGTTGGCACACCTGCTGAAAGACCTGTCGCTCGGCGGCTTCGACACCACCCTCACGGGTTACACCATCAAAGAGAAGGACGAACTCATCAACGGCTTAACTCTGAATGTAGAGGCGGTCGAGGACGATGCCGAAGAGGTCATCGACTCGGTCGAGAGCATCACCGAACCCTATGTCCGCAAGGGACAGGTTTGGCAGCTTGGGCGGCACCGCCTTGTGTGCGGAGACAGCACGAGCCTTGCCGATATGGAGAAGCTGATGGAGGGGCAGCAAGCTGACCTCATCATCACCGACCCTCCGTACAATGTCCAGTATGTCGGCAAGACCAAGGACAGCCTTACCATTGAGAACGACTCCATGTCGGACGGAGCGTTCTTCTCGTTCCTGCTCGACACCTTCGGATGTATGTTCTCATACGCCAGAGAGGGTGCCGCCATCTATGTGTTCCACGCCGACACGGAAGGCTTGAACTTCCGCAGGGCGTTCAAGGAGGCAGGCTTCAAACTTTCGGAGTGCCTTGTCTGGGCGAAGGATGTATTTGTCCTCGGCCGGCAGGACTACCACTGGAGGCACGAGCCTATCCTCTACGGTTGGAAGGAAGGCGCAGGTCATTACTTCGTCAACGACCGAACACAGGACACCGTTCTGAACTACGAGCGACCGAAGCGTAGCGAGGAGCATCCGACAATGAAGCCTGTTCCCCTCGTTGGGAAACTGATGCAGAACTCCTCGATGCTCGACTGGAAGGTGCTTGACCCGTTCGGCGGCTCCGGCTCAACGCTCATCGCAGCACAGCAACTCGACCGACAGTGCTTCACAATGGAACTCGACCCCAGATATGCACAGGTCATCATTGAGCGTTGGCAGAACCTCACAGGCGATAAGGCGGTGCTACTCGATGAGTAGCGAATTGCGCCTTAACATTTACGGGGGGGGGGTATAGCCATGTCGGATAAAACCACTCCTTCGGGTTCGT